AGAGGCTGGTTTGCCTTGGATGGCCTCTAGCATGGCCTTTTGGCCCTTCAATAAGGTTTCCCAAGGTTCAATCCAAAACCTCCATCCATCTTCTGTCATTAGCTTGTTTTTGACAGCGGCATAATCCTTTGTAAAAGGCACTTTTTTGATTTCTAGGTCGTATTTACGACATATTTCAAGAGTTCGGTCTGTAGAGCCGCTATCTCCTACTACTATTTTGCATTGCAACGGTAGAAGACTTTTAAGTGTCTCTTCTATTGTTTTCTCGTGGTTCTTCACGAGAATGTAAGTTGTCAGCGGCATCAAATTTCTTCTGTATTAGGTGTTCTAAAGCGGCAGCTTCGTTGTTCATCCCGGCTTTTTCGTAACATATTTTTAGGTCTACATAACCTTTTTCAGCATAAGGATTCTCTAATATAGAAAGCAGGCAATCAAGTGCTTTTTTCATAAGGTAAAAGAGTACGTATAGTGATGGCTTCCGAGAAAGAATAGAATGAATACTAGGACGTTCCTAAGAATGTATTTTAGCGGCGCAGATATAAGTCCATTATGAGTAACGAGTATTTAAACAATAAAGTTTTTGAAGCCATCATCATCCGATTCCAGTCCTCTAAAAGAAATAAAGCCAAGCATCAGTATCTCGTCGAAGATTTAAAGGGCACTTACGAACGCAAAAGCAAGCGACACGTCACTCAAAAGGACGACGTAGAAGTTCTAGCTACCGGCCTTAAAACCTATGCAGATGCCATTTCTGAATTCAATGATTCTCAGAAGCATCTAGCTGTAGCTTTTTATACCCTCTCTGAAAACATCGTGCGGTATGCCAAGTTTAAGATTGATGATGATGACGCCATTCAGGAGGGCGTTATGATTTGCTTTGAAAAGATCGATCGATTCGATCCCCGCAAGGGCAAGGCATTCAATTATATGACTACCTGTATCCTTAATCATTTCAGACAGTTATACCGAACTGCTCGAAATTACAACGAATTGAAGAAGCGATATCAGGACTTTATGGAAATTCAGTCGGAATCCGCTAAATCAGTTACTTCGGTAAATAAGAAAATATAAGAATCATTATCTTGAAATTTATTATTGCTATTCCTACAATAAGTTATGTCACACTTAATAGAATTGTTAGAGAGACAAGAATTGATTCAAAAACTAAATGATGCCGGATATGGAAAACTAATAGAAGCATTATTAGAAAATGATAACAAGGTATATACCAAGAAGGGTCGCTTGAATAAAAGCGGTGCGTGTCGTGCCTTAGGCTGGAAAACTAAAGAGCTAGAGGATGCTCTTGAAGAATGCAGGACCATACTCAGCAAAGAGTATGACGACTAATCATTCTTTAATGTAAGCCCTATCGTATCGTAGGGTGATGTCTGCGGTAACAAGATCGGAGCTACCCATGTCGAGTTCACCGAATTCGACACCTTGGGGCCACGCATTCTCAAATATCCACTCTTCTAGAGTGTTACCGCATCCGTCATAAAGCTCTAGGGTTGCCCTACGCTTTAGTCCATTTTGACCACCGGTCACAGAGGGCTTCCACTTTCCTTCTTGGGGATTATAGATCGTCTTTAGCCATTCGAACACTGGATGCTTATTCTTTTTAAGATCGAATATGCTCAGCGTGATAGGCTTCCATTCGGGTTTTACAGGGTAAAACAGTGTCTCATTCAGATGGGGCACTTCCATTTCCTTAAAGCTCAAGCTTGGACGTGCTGCTTTAGAGGGTGGAAGGGTTTGTACGCCTGCTGATCCATCTTGGCCACAGACGCCATCTATTTTCAATAGCCATCGATATTTTCTTTTGAAACAAGTATCGGCTCGTTCCAAACCAAAACTCAATCCCATTGTTCGTCCAGCCATAGTAATGTCCTTTATCTTATTTAGTAAGTTTAAAAGAAAACCGCATCCAATTGGATGCGGTAATTCTTTTTGGAAAAATTATGGACAAGCCACGATCAACCACTGCAAGGTGTGCAGCAGCTTTCTGGTGTGAAGCCGGGGCACATGCTCTTATACTTAACGTTCGAATAACGTAGAGTTAGTTCGATGTTAGCTTCTTCTGAGCTTGAATAATCAAGTTCGCCGAAGTTGATTGCCTGAGGCCACATATCACCCATTTCCCAAGTTTCTAGAATCTGTCCGCAACCATCGTATAGTGCGAGGTTGCCGGTTGCGGCGTAGTCCTGACGCTGTGAACCTTGCTTGAGCATGACTGGATCGGTGAACTGATATACCGAAGCAAGCCAATTCCAAAGACCTTGGTTCTGAGCAGCAGCTACGTCGTAGTAAGTAACAGTGATGGTTTCCCACGAAGTCTTGCCGGGAATCCATGTACGTGCATTTAGGAAGTTTACTTCCGTTTCTTCGATTGTCAAGTTAGGACGTGCTGCCAACTTAACAAAGTGTTCTTCAACTGTTTGGCCACGACAGATGTTCGTTACCTTAAACGTCCAGCGAAAACGACGCTTGATGATTAGGTTACGATCACCTAGTTTGCCAATACCCATTGCTCTAGCCATAATTTCTCCTTTTACCTCATATAGTGGGCGAGACGAAGCTCGCCCACTATATTAATTGTTATTAGAACGTATCTGTACCTTCCGAGAATGATCCAGTGCGGTGCAAGCTGAATTCAAGGAAGATATATTCTACCGACTTCACAGGAACGATACCGATACGGGCACGGAATTCATTTCTGTCAATCACATCAGGAGTGTTTAGTTCCTCATCTGCCTTGACGATGAATGCACTGATGCCACGTCCGACCTGAACCTCACGCAGAATTCCCTCTGCGATTTGAACGAATCTCTCACGGAAAGCTTCATCGTGTGGTTCGAACAACAAGGTTCGGCTTTCAGCACGAATTCGCTTCTCGATTGCGAACATCAAACGACGGACGTTGATGCGGTCGAGAGAAGTTGGTGTACGTTGTAGAGTCTTCTGACCCCAAACCATGAAGTTTGAACCATCAGAGAACTGTACGATTGGGTTGATGGCATTGCGGAAGCCTTGCATCAAGTCACGCTCTTCGAGCGTTGGCCTGCTGAATACGTCCGTGATGCCGGGCACGATACCACGTAAGGTGCCTGCTGGTGCCATCCAAGGTGCGCCAAGGAAGTCGCTGCGAGCGATAACTGCCATTGCCGAACCCGATGGTGGGCACCATACGTCTACACCATTGAAGGTGTCACGTACTTTTACCCAAGGCCAGTATAGTGCGCCGAAATCAGAGTCGAATCTAGCATTGTTGAGCGGGTGAGTGCCGTTCTGCCATTGTGTGATTTCGTTTACGGTTAGACCGAACGGAGGATCAATGATAGCGAGAGCGTCACCACGGGCCATACAGATGTCTAGGAGAGCGGTAACTACAGTAGTTGAAGAATGTCCGGGAACGGCGATTAGATCGATATCGATCTGCTCTGGTTCGGACAAACCGAACATGCCCGTGAAGCCAGTCGAGTTACCAATTAGCAACTTGTCTTGAGCATCAGGGTCAGTAGGAATGCCGTCTGTACCACCACTGAGGTTGTAGGTTCCACCAAGGGGAGGGGCACCAACTTCAGTGTTGTCAATTACTCGGATGTAATCCGAAGCAGTTGCCAAGAAGGTTTCGACGTAGTAGCGGCTTGTCTGGTCTTTGGTTAGGTTGCCCCAAGCTTCGACCTGCACACCGTTACTATATACCTCTACTGTGAAATTATTTTCTCTAATATTATTTTTAATTACAACTTGGGTGTTGTTACCCTCGATACCGGGGCTGTCAGCCAAGATGGTGAACGAGCTTGTGGTGCTTGTTGGGCTACCGTGAACGATAGCGAAAGCCTCAGAACCCGATGCACCGCTTACGCCAGTGGTATCGATTGGACCACCACGAGCGGTGATACCATCAAATCCGAACAAAGCTGCTGCGCTACTGCTGGTCTTAACGAGAAGCTTTGCGTCACGACCGCTGTGGAGCGTGGTCAAAGTTAAATTATTACCAGTTGCACTTGCAACGAAACCGCCGGGGATGGTGCCGTCTGTGATCTGCGAGTTGATTTCAGTTACGATTGCAGCGACGGTGCGGGAGCCACCTTCTAGTGCTGCAAGATCGATAACCTGAACTCGGTTGTCAATCAAAACGTTATCAGTTCCATCGACTACAATCTGCAAGTTTAGATCGCTCAAACCGGTCAAATCGTAAGTACCTGCGGTGTGATAGCCGTCGTTAGGATAACGGTCTACAGTGCCAGTGGTTGCACCGGGAGTCATGCCAGTGCCCAAGCCGGTTACGCTATCAGGACCGTAAATTGCGTCCTGAACCGATACCAACTCTAGCTCAGCGGTTGGGCCGTAAGCAAAGGTGGTTTCGACAGCGATCTTTCCACCGTTGACGGTGAAACGAATTCCGTGGCTTGGATTCTCTTCTAATTGAGAGTTGAGAGCGTCAGCTAGTTCGTCAGCCGAGTAGCTATCAGCCAAAACTACTAGAGTCTTGGAAGACAGAACACCGTTCAACTTCCAGCGGAAGAACGAATCGGTTGCGAAAACGTATGGACCAGCAGTGTCAGATTGCAAAGCAATCAAACCACCTGCGGTTGGAACATCGATTTCAGCAGCGATTGCTCGCTCATCACTTACTTCACTCTGGTCTGCAACACGAATGATAAACAATTCGTTTGAAACCATGAGGTATTGCTCGGCAGCATACAAGAGATAGGGGTCGCCGCTCTCTGGATGTGGCTGTCCGAACAAAGTGTGTAGTTCACGACTGCTACGTACAACCGTTGGAATATTGATTGGACCCTTCGATGCGAAGCCAACCAAACCAGCACGGTGGAAAGATTGTTGTGGAGCGATGAAGCTCAGGTCTTTCTCTGTGATTCGAACAGAAGGACTAATTGTGTTCGAAGGTGGAAAACCTCTTAAAATTGCCATTTTATTCTCCCTTATGCTTATTCGGTACTTGTTTGGTGGTAATCAGCCCCATATCTTTAACTCTTTCAACGTATTCAGTAGTTCTCTCATCTTCGAGATAATACACGTTATTTCCAGCACCAATACCCGGAATGTTAAGAGTAGTAAAGGCTCGTGGAGCAGTCTTTGATCGGACTACTAACTGAACCGGATGTTTTTTCCTGTTCGTAATTTCAATCATTTCAAATCTCCTACGGCTGTCTCTAATCTATCTATTACTTCTGTCGTGCGTTCTGAGTCAGTGTCGTCCAAAATATTTACTTTAGTTTTCAAAACTGACTTATTTCTTACTAGGGGTTGTGGAATAAACGTTTCCACTGTTAAGTTGAACTCAAACTTAACCACCCTAATAGCCATGTCGCCCGGCTCGGTGTCCAAGTTGTTAGCAATCGAGTCAAGCTTGACTGCTATTTCCCAAGGAACACCTCTGACTCGTATGTATGCAATTGGACTGAATTTTAGAAGAATCTGTTCTAATAACTGATTCATGTCCTCGATATACATCGTCCAACCATACAATGTGTAACCAATATCAACGGGAATTCCTCGTGCCATACCGAAAACGGTATCACGATTTCGTTGTTCATTTGTGGTAAAACCGGGCTTTCCGTCAGGTCGT